GACGGCGTCCTGTTTTATTGCAACGCCGAAGGGTGTGGCCTCGGTAGTGCCGAGCATGAATGGAAAACCGTCGGCTACGAGCGCGCGTACTGGATGCCGACGGCCCTCGGCGATGGCCGCACGGCGAGCTTTCACCTGCCCAGTATGTATGCGCCAATCGGCTGGCGTCCGTGGGCGGATCTGGTGCGGGCGTGGCATGTCGCGCAGGGCGACACTGAAAAGCTGATTGACTTCACGAATAACGAGCTCGGCGAGCCGTATCGCGAGACGAGCGGCAAGGAAGTGAAGGCAGAGCAGCTCGCGGAGCGCGCGGAATCGTACTTGCCGATGACGTGTCCGCGTGGCGGGCTGGTCGTAGTCGCCGGGGTCGACACGCAGGACAACCGGCTCGCTGTTGTGGTTCGCGCGTACGGTCGCGGGCAGGAGTCGTGGGGGCTGTTCCATGACGAGATATACGGTTCGCCCAGCGATCCCGAGACGTGGAAGAAACTCGAACAGATCCTGTTGATGCCGATCCGGCACGACAGTGGTCAGGTAATGCGGGTCGAGGCGGCCTGTATCGACACGGGTGGTCACCACACACACGATGTGTACGCGTTCTGCAAGACGGCCCAGGCACGTGGACGGCACTGGCTTGCCATTCGCGGTGCGAAGCCGGTCGATGCGCCGATCCTCGGCAAGCCGAAGGTGCAGCAGTTCAATTACCTCGGGCAACCGGTGCCCGGAGGCGTCCAGTTGCGTCAGGTCGGCACGCAGGCGATCAAGTCGAAGATCGACTACCGTCTGCGCGAAGTTACGCGTCACGGGCCGGGATTTGTTCACTTCCCGATGGCGTACAGCCCTGAGTATTACCGGCAGATGAGGTCGGAAAAGCAGGTGTGGGTGAAAGACACGACGGGTAGGCGGGCGCGGGTCTGGAAGAACCCGTCGGGTAGCCGAAACGAGGCATGGGATTGCGAGGTGTACGCGTATGCGGCATTCGCGTACCTGGCATCGAGCAATGAAGCGGTCGTGTTTGCGCTGCGCGAAAAGATCTTTGGGGCGACCCAGACCGATCTCTTTGCCTTGCCGCAGCCGCTACAGACCGCCGACGGACTGGCGGCGCTCGGCCATGTGTTGCGCGCAATTGACCCCGACGGGGGCCAGTCCGATCTGGCAGATCAGGCGCCGGCAGCGGAGCCCGATCCTCCGCCCGTCCCGGATGTCTCTCCGCTTTCTCCGTTGAATCCGTTGCGGGGTGCCCGTCGAGGGCGCCGGATGGCCTCGCGCGGCATTGGTACATGAGGATCACATATGGCGGGTATTACGTTGGACCAGGCGCAGCAGCAGCTTGATACGTGGCTCGCTGCGAGCATGGCGGTATCGAAGGGGCAGGCCTATGAGCTGGAAGGCCGAAAAATGACGCGTGCGAACCTCGCGGAAATTCAGCAGGCGATCACCTTCTGGGACGCCAAGGTCAAGTCGCTAACACCGACCCGTCGACGCGGTGCACGTGTTCGCTATGTCGTTCCACGCGGGGGGGCATGATGTCGCAAAGTAACCTGGTCGACCGTGTAATCGACTACTTTAGCCCCGCGCGCGGCCTGCGTCGCACACAGGCCCGCACGATGTCGGCGTATCTGGACGGAACCGGTTACGTCGGCGCGGACCGCACGCGGCGCAGCATGCGCGACTGGTTCGCTGTCGGCGGAAGTCCAGATCGTGACACGTTGCGCGATTTGCCCACACTGCGCGCGCGCTCGCGCGATATGCAGCGCAATTCGCCACTCGCTCTCGGTGCAGTCAACACGAACGTCACGTCGGTGATCGGTACGGGCCTCATGGTCAATCCGACCATCGATGCTGACGTGCTCGGCATGTCAGCCGAGGCGGCCGGCGCATGGCAACGCAAGGCGCAAACTGAGTTTCGCCTCTGGTGCGAGCAGAAGGATCAATTCGACATCGAGTCGAAGCTCGATTTTTATCAGGCACAGGCGGTCGCATTTCGTGCGGCACTCGAATCTGGCGATGTTTTCGTCACGCTGCCGGACGTGATGCGGCCGGGCGGTGTGTACGGATTGAAGGTCCAGCTGATCGAAGCGGACCGCGTCTGTAACCCTGACAGCAAGGCAGACGTAGAGGGCGACTTCAAGGCGGGCATCAAGCAGGATGATTCCGGCCGGGCCAGTCAGTATGCGTTCGCGCGGTTCCACCCGGGTGAATACCGGCCGGGGCAGTCATGGTCAATCGTTGATGCATTTGGCGCGAAGACCGGACGTCGCAACGTGCTGCATATCTTCGAAGCGTTGCGCCCGGGTTTTCGTCGCGGCGTGCCGTATCTTGCGCCTGTCATTGAGACGCTGAAGCAGCTCGGTCGGTACACCGAAGCCGAGCTCATGGCCGCTGTCGTTAGTGGCATGTTCACCGTGTTCATCGAGCAGGCGCAGGGCGGGGGCGACCCGGACTCCGATCCGAATTCGTTTGCGGGGTCTGCCGAGCCGGGCGATCGCGACGACGAAATGTCTCTCGGGTACGGCGCAGTTGGATTCCTGAATGCAGGCGAAAAGGCTTCGTCGGTCAATCCGGGCCGCCCGAATGCGCAGTTCGACCCATTCGTCAAGTCGATCCTGACGCAGGTTGGTGTAGCGCTGCAGTTGCCGTTTGAGGTCCTGATCAAGCACTTCGCGGCCAGCTATAGCGCCTCACGAGCTGCGCTTCTGGAGGCGTGGCGATTTTTCCGCGTGCGACGTCAGTGGATCGCGGCCGAATTCTGCCAGCCGGTCTATGAGACGTTCCTGGCGGAGGCCGTCGCGAATGGCCGACTGTCAGCGCCGGGCTTCTTCTTCGATCCGGCTATTCGTTTTGCCTATTCGCAGGCGGAGTGGCTTGGCGACGGCCCTGGGTCAATCGATCCGCTGAAAGAGGTTACAGCGGCGGTCAAGAAAATCGACGCCGGCCTGTCGAATCTCAAGAAAGAATGCGCGGCGCTTGACGGTTCGGACTGGCGCAAGACGACGCTGCAGCGTGGTGAGGAGGTTACGCTCCGACGTAGTTTGAAACTCGATGTCGACGTGCCGGCTCCCGGCTCGGCGCCAGATCCACTGGCGCCCGCCGACAGCAACGAATAGCCCGCTCGCGCGGGCTTTTTTACGGACAATCCTATGAGACTTCTCGAAGTCGTAACGGCGCCATGGGCCGTGATGGAATCCACGCTTGACGAGATCCGCGCAGTGTATGAGGCGCATCTGCGTGGGGAAGGGATCGATATCGCTGCCGTCGAGGCCCGCCTGGGCCGGCCGCTCAACAATGAGCAAAAGCCCTATCAGGTGGTCGACGGCGTGGCGGTTATCCCGGTCATGGGCGTCCTGGCGAAGAGAGCCAACATGTTCATGTCGGTCAGCGGGGGAGCTTCGACGCAGATGATCGGCGATATGGTCGATGCAGCGGTAGCTGACTCTTCGGTCAAGGCGATCGCTCTCGATGTCGATACTCCCGGCGGCACAGTCGACGGCGTGCAGCAGGTGGTCAACAAAGTGCGAGCGGTGCGCGGCATCAAGCCGATTGTGGCAGTGGCCGACGGCGTGATGGCTTCGGGTGGCTACTGGATCGGCAGCGCGGCGGACGAGGTTTTCATTGCCGATCTAACCACGCAGATCGGCTCAATCGGCGTGCTCACCACGCACGTCGACACGTCCAAACAGCAGGCCGCGCAGGGCATCAAGCGAACCGATATCACCGCCGGAAAATACAAGCGGATCGCGAGCTCGAACGAGCCGCTATCCGATGAAGGCCGCGACACGCTGAAGTCGCAGGTCGATCACCTCTACAGCGTCTTTGTCGACGACGTCGCCGCCAACCGCGGAGTGCCCGTCGACCAGGTGCTAACCGACATGGCCGATGGCCGTGTGTTTGTGGGTCAGCAGGCAATCGACGCGGGGCTGGTGGATGGCGTCTCCACCCTCGCCGACGTTGTTGCCCGGCTATCCGCGACTCAAACCCGCGCAGATGCCGCGCGACCAGCTCAGCAGACTCAACCGAAAGGGAATCATCGTATGGACATGAATACGCTCAAGACGGAGCACACCGACATTTACAACGCAGTGCTCGACGAGGGGCGAGCTGAAGGCCACACGCAAGGCGCCACTGCGGAACGCGACCGGATCATCGGCATCGAGGCACACGCGTTTCCGGGGCACGAGGTCGCGATCAAGGAAATGAAGGCCGACGGCAAGACGACGCCCGATCAGGCCGCTGCACGCATCCTCACCGCCCAGCGCGAAGCGCTTGTGGCAGCCGGCGCAGATCTGCGCGCGGACGCGCCGAGGCCGGTGCCCGCAGCGGACACTCCGGTGTCTCCGGCCGACGACAGGAATGCGCTGGTCAGCAAGGCACAGGCGTTGGCGAAGGAAAAGAACATTCCGCTTGTCGCGGCGCTGAAGGAACTCGGCGTCAAGTAACGGTACTGCGTCTGCGCAGCCAGTTGTAATCCAACATCGCAATATCGAATACAGGAGTTCGTATGCAAAACGGTTCTATCCCTGTTCTGGCGGGCTCGTTCGTCGCGGCTGCGGCCGTGGTGGCGAATCGCTTCATCGGCGCCAACGGACAGCATGCAGCAGCGGCTGGTAATGCCATCGGCGTGTCGCGGTTCGACGGCGATGCGGGCGATCTGATCACGCGCGACGTGCTGGGCACCGCCATCGTTGAGGCCGGCGCAGCGATCGCTGCGTTTGGTCTGGTGGAGGTCGGCGCCAACGGCGTGGCCGTCCCGCACGCCGCTGGTGTGCCGGTTGGGCGTGTCCAGGACACTGCGGCGCTCGCTGTTGGCGACTTTGTCGAGGTGCTGCTGATCCCGAACTGATCAGCGCCTCGTCTTCGTTTGATTGCAATACATGATGACGCCCGCCATGCGCGGGCGTTTCTATTTCCGCATCCATGGAGTCTGTATGACCTTCCCGAATCGCCAAATGAGCCCGTCGCAAGCGCGGGTGATCGACCCGATCCTGACCGCTATCGCGCAGGGTTTCAGCAACAATACCTTCGTCGGCAACATGCTGTTTCCGGTTGTTCCGGTGAGCGCCCGCGCAGGGAAAATCATCCGCTTCGGCAAGCAGGATTTTCTGCTGTACAACACGCGTCGCGCGCCTGGCCAGAACACGAAGCGCGTTCAGTTCGGCTATGCCGACGACGACTTCGCGCTGTCGGATCACAGCCTCGAAGGTGCGGTGCCGATCGAAAATGAGGAGGAGGCGCAAGCCGTACCCGGCATCGACCTCGGGCAGGGTGCGGTCCGCAGCGTACAGAACATCATGGCGCTCGGCGTTGAATACGAGCAGGCGTCGCTCGCTCGCGACGCGACGCAATACGCGGCGACGAACAAGATCGCCGTCGCTGCGGCGGATCGCTGGACCGATCCCGACAGCGATCCATATGCGGTCGTGTCGGATGCGCGTGAAGTCGTGCGCAAGCAGACCGGCAAGCGGCCGAACGCCGCAGTCATCGCACCGTCGGTCTTCGCAGCGCTGAAGACTCACCCGAAAACGCTGGACCGTATCAAGTACACGGGCCGGGATGTTGCGACGGTCGAGCTGCTTGCTTCGCTGTTCGAAATCCCGGGTCTCACGGTGGGCGACTCGATCTATTCGACCGACGGGAACGCGCTGTCCGACGTCTGGGGCGATGACATGGTGATGGCCTACACGGTGCCGGGTTCGGTGCAGGACCGGGGCAACCCGACGTACGGCTACACGTATCAGCTTTCCGGTTATCCGGTGGTCGAAGAGCCGTACTACGACCGCAACTCGAAGACCTGGTATTACCCGGTCACGGATGCGCGCAAGTCTCAACTCGTCGGCGCCACGGCGGGCTTCCTGATTCAGGGGGCCGGGGTCGCCGCTGCTTAAGGAATGGTAGCCCGCTGACGGGCGCCTCAGGCGTTCGTCAGCCCCGCTCAAAGTCACTTTGGAAGGTGCGAAATGCAGATCAATGAGGATCTCGACGTGTATCTGGAAGATTTCGGAGACCCGGTTTCTGCACCGGATCTGGAAAAGCAGGGGATGGGCATCTTTTCGCAGGCCGATCGGGAAGTCTTCGGCGGCATTGGTGTGGCGCCGGATTACGCGATGGTCGCGCGCACCGATCTGTTCGGCGGCGTCGGTCCGGGCGTCCGGATTGTTGTCGCGTCGGGTCTTTGCGTCGGCACATACGCGGTATCGGGGCCTCCTCATCAGATCGGTGACGGTGCGTTCTGCAACGTGTTTCTGGCCAGGGTGGCTGCATGAGCCGACGAAACAGGCGACGTGGGTGCCGGCTCAATTCTCGCGGTGTC